CTTTAGCCGCCGTAACATCCAGCTGTTCGATATTAATTACGACCCGACCAATGACGCCCAGGCACAAGTCATTGACGGCACCGGCACGGTCGCCCCTGGGTCTGTCGTTTCTGCCAACAGCCTGGATCTATTCTTCCTGGCGGACAACGGGATCAGATCCGTCAAGGCACGCCAGAATACGGTGTCTGCCTACTCGGACGACGTCGGAACCCCGATCGACACCCTGATCATTAACCAGCTTGCAACGATGACCGAAGAGCAGAAACGCTCTGCCGTTGCGATCATTGAGCCTGTCGAGGGCCGCTACTGGCTCGCCCTGGGCAATCAGGTCTACGTCTTGTCCATGTACGCAGGTAGCCAGATCTTCGCCTGGTCTCGCTATGAGCCTGGATTCAACATCCAGTGGCTACGCAACAAGGACAACCTGGTCATCGCACGCTCTGGGAATAACATCTACGCCTACGGAGGCCTTACTGGCCGTGAGTACGACAGCTGTCCTGTTACCGTTGAGCTTCCATACATGGACGCAGGTACTCCTCAGATGTACAAGCAGGGTACCGGCGTTGATCTTACCATTGACGGTCAGTGGACCCTTTCGGCAGGGTTTGACTACACCGCCCCGGAAGCCCGAGACGTGATTTGTACGGTCAACCAATCTACTTACGCCCTTGGGGCCATCCCGATGGTTGGCGTCGGCACGCACATGGGGATCAAAATGGTCAACCAGGCGCCAGGTCCGGCCAAGGTTAGCAACATCGTCGTCCACTTCCGTGAATTACACTCCAGAAGTTCGGCTGGCTGATGTACTTTCGTGAAATAAACCAAAAAGACGTGTCGTTCGTCGCAGAAAACCTGCGTTTGTCCGACAAAAGGGAGGTATTCGCCACAAGATGGACAGAAAGTGGCGATGATCTTGCGGACGCCATACTGTCGTACGGCAATTTTGGATGGATCGCCTGTGCTGACGACGGAACTCCTGTCTCGGCATTCGGTGCGGTCCCGATCTGGGACGGAGTTTGGTCGGTTTGGATGTTCGCCACTGACCGCTGGCCGGAAGTTTCGATCTCGGTGACCAGGTTCATCAAGAAGATCATGACGCCGGCCCTGGAGGAAGCTGGATACCATCGTGCCGAGTGCAAATCTCTCGCCGACAACACGACGTCTCATCGATGGCTTGAATTACTTGGTGCCTCCAAAGAGTCGGAGCTGATAAACTACGGAAAAAACGGTGAGACCTTCTACACTTTCAGCTGGATCAGACCGGTAAGTCGCACACACTCGCATCCATGTGTGCACCATCTGGAGACGGAGGAGCGGCTCAAGCCCGAGCGGACGAGCACGCACGCCAGCAACGGATCCGTGAAGGAACCGCCGCAATAGACAAGCAATTCGCAGGTTTTGACGACAACTACTTCAAGGCACGTGAAAACGCCTTCGTCAAACAGGCAACCCCGCTTCTGAACAACGCTTTCACTGGCGCAAAGGACAATTCTGAGATGGGTCTGGCCGCAAATGGCATGACCGACTCAAGCAACGCCGCCAAGGTAGCCGCAGGGCTCCAGGGTAGCTACAACTCTAAGGCCGCAGGTATCGCCAGCTCCGCAATGGACCAGGCAAACCAGCTCCGCCAGACCGTAGCCAACAACCGATCCCAGCTCATCGGACAGCTCAACGGGAGCGAAGACTCTTTCCAAGCTGGTCGAGACGCATCAAACAGGGCTACTACTCTTTCAAATAGCATCAACACTAGCATGATGCCTGGAATCATTTCCGGGTTTGCTGGAGCCTATGGCGCCGCAGAAGACGGCCGACGCTACTCCGATGGCGGCAAGGGTCGTGGCGGAGGCGGCATGTTCGGCTTCTAATCTATGTGTGAACCAATGTCATTAACGGCACTTGCGATGACAACCGCAGGAGCCGCCGCAAAGGCCCGAGGCAACCAGATTGCCAAGGGTAAGATCGGTGCGGCCAATGCCGCTGAGCGTGAACGTCAGGCCAGGCTCCAGGAGGAATCCCAGGCCGAATTAAACCGATCCAAGAGACGTGCATCTCCGGCCGAACAAGCCAAGATGCTAGCTACTGCGAACGCTAATCGATTCGCCTCCATGCGTGGTGCCATGCAAACCGATCAGATGGCTAACTTTAAGAACGCATACGGCACCGCCGACAATGTCGCCGGAGCCAACAAGGTGCGTATCGGTGACGCCAACAGCCTGGCCGTCAACAACGCCAAGAACGACTCCCTACTAGCGGCCTACGGTGACATCCAGCTCGGCAACAATATGGCCAACGATCGCTTTAACGAAAACATCAGACGCATCGGTGGTTTCGCTGGCGGATCCGCACGTGTACTGGGCGCCGAGACCGACGCCGCAACCGGCCCTAACGGCTGGTCTGACTTCGGTGATCTACTTAACGCAGGTGGCAAGATCGCCGCCGGCAAAGCTGGAGCTAAGCCCGCTTAACCACTATGGCACTCGACGAAAATGGGAATGTTAAGTCTTCCGGATGGGGTAAGGCTTTGGGCGACGTTGCTGGCTTAATTGCCGGCAACCCCAAGGCTGATGCCGAGGCGGAAAACTTTCGCACGGTCGGTGAGGCCAACAAGATCAAGCTCGAAGAGGCACGACGTGCCGCCGCTCGGGACAAGGCCCTCGACCCTGCACGTGAAACGTGGCGCAGTCTTTGGACTGAAACAGAAGTCCCTGGGCCAGCTAATGGCCCCACGGAAGTCCTTGCAGATGGTCTTGGCGTAAACCCGGCAAAGGTCAAAAAACCAGCGGCAATTCGATTTGAAGGCGAGAGAGGCTTTGTATTTGATCAAGCCAGGATCCCTGAAATTATCAGCTCTGGCACAGAGCTGTACGGTCCTGATTTTGTTACCAAAATGCATGGTTTCCTGACTAAGGCTGGACCGGCGTGGAATAAATTGACCGACGAGGAACGAAATAAAGTCACCAGGGAAGGCATTGAGTCCATCACTGGTGGCATCCCGATGAGCGAAACATCAAAGGGCAATGCCGCCAGCAACACGATGGCAATTGAAACCGGAAAGGCTAAAGCTGGCGCAAAGGTTGCAGAGATTGAAGCCAAAACGAAAGCTGATATTGATCACCGATACGGCACCCACCCTAACCCTCATACGGGCGGAATTCACATCGGGAAGGATGGAGTAATTGCTAAAATATTGGCGGCGGGCGCAACTAATCCTGAAACAAAACAGGAAGCAAAGCCAGGATCCGGGTGGTTTGCTGAGCCAGCCCCAGCCCCAGACCCTGAGGCATCGATTCCGATGTCGAATACTTCAGATCCTCATCCGACTCCAAGCACTGATACCGCAAACCTACCTCCGTTGTTTAGCGGGAACGATCTAAACCCGCCTGTCACAAAGCAGTATTCGGAAGATAAGAAAAAGGCAACGTCTGGGAAAATTGCCGAGCAGATTTCTAGCGGCGTAAAGGTTACTCGCAACCCAGACGGATCGTATTCCTTGTTGCCCCAAGAGCCGGCCAGAAGCATGAACCCTTCTGAGCAATCCAGGGCGGCGGCTAATGACATCGGACGGAACAGCCTACCTACTGGTGCGGACTTAAACAAGACCAGGGAGTTAGACGATCAGTGGGCCGCCGGCCTGGCCGCAAGATTTGGGAAAGCTGTAGCGGACGAAAAAGGGCACGCTCCTGGCCCAACCTTACTTGAACCCATCGTCAACGGTATCAATAACCTAAGGCTCGACCTTGAACGTCGTGGCGTTCCCGGAGACGAAGCACGATCAATCGCTTTTCAAATGGCTCAAAATTCGTTCCGAAAATACATGAGAACCGATTGGGACATGAAGGGCGAAAATCAAATAGAGCTAATTGGAAGCGAACAGATCAAAAAGGGTGCTGATGGTAAGGAAAAGAAGGTATTGGCCCAGGAGCCAGATGATTGGAACTGGTACAGGCCGTGGAGCTGGGATACTTCAGGGCCCAATGTTGACGGAATCAAAGCCGCAAAAATCGTTTCAGACGACGTTGCCGCTAATGAAACAAACAGGATTCCTAACATGTACATCGATAAGCCGACGTACGACAAAAATTTGCCAGACACTTTGACATCTCTTGGCGTGCATCCTGACTACCATGACAACGAAGAGCTTAAGGCGCTCGGAATTGGTCTCCTCTGGATGAAAGACGTTTACGATACCGCCCCAGGGAATGGATACAGGTTCTCAGAGACGGCCGGAGTCGGCCAGGGGCACGTCGTAAGGACTATGCGTGATCCTGCCGCCTACATGAAAGCTCTTGCTGAGCGCATTCAGCAGACCGAACAATACATCAAAGAAAACTACTAAAAACAACATGTCATCCGAAGAGATCAAGCGGCTCCTAGACTTTAGCACACTTCCTGAGGCTGATAATTCCGGAGCCCAAATCGGCGGAGGCATGGGTGGGAGCTGGCGTAGGGCTGGGCCAGAGGAGCTTGCTACGGTGGGCGACGGTGAGGACGTCATGATCATGCGTTCTGGCGGCCAGCTTAAGCGTGTAAAATACAACAAAGCCAAAAACAAATTTTTCAGCGAAAAGGAAGTAGTTGAGGCAATGACACCAGGCAATCCTAGTGGCTTGCCAGTGACGGCTGGTGGCCTTGGTGGGGCTACGATTATGCCTTACACCACGAAGAAGGTCGTCGAAGACGAGGTTGATCCTTCCTCCGTGGAGGCTTTTGCGACCGGCCCTAGCGCACTTGAGACGGCAAGAGATGCCGCTCTCCGTGCGACCCCTGGTGCTGTTGTCGGGACTGGTGCATTCATAGCTGGCATGGGCGTCGGCTCTGCGGCCGTCGGCGGTCCACAAACTCCGCTTGGGCTTGCCGTCGGCCTAACGACAGGGATTGCCTCTAGCATGGTGGCATCCGCCGCCCTGGAGTCTGTTATGACTCACGGATTCAAGGTCACCGAAAGCGAACAAGAGCAGATCGGAAGAATGCTTAACCCCACGGCGGCGGCAATTGGTGACTTTGCGCCAACGCTACTTATGTTCCGCCCGTCGGGAAGCGTCCTTAAAGCGGCCGCAGGGATAGAGGTAGCCGGCCTAAGCCAGAAAGCCGCTCTTGGTGTCGTCGCTAAAGGTGGCCTATTAAACATCGGGATCGCCCAGGCAAGTGCGACGGCTGACGCAATGGTATATGGCAATCGCCAAGATCCTAACCTTTCAAACCTGGACGCAATGGGGCGGTCACTCGCATTTGGCGACGTCAACCAAGAGATGGGCGGCGGTCTCGGCAATATCGGTGATCGCCTTGCTCACGCTGGCAAGGAGCTGGCAATCGGTGGTCTTGCCCTTCACAAGCCATGGGCACTAGGGAAGCCTTTCCACAACGCAGTGCATGGCCGTGACCAGCAGGTCAAGTACAGCGGCTCCCACACCGAAGACGCCCTGGCTCAACAGCGACTAAATCTTCAGACTAACCAACAGCGTGCAAGGGCGATCATCACGGAGCAAGCCAAGAAGGACGCAGAGTTTGCCGAGCAGGTCAAAGACGTGCCGCTTACCGAAACTGAAAAGACGGGCGTAGATCAGATCAAGAAGGCCCTTTCTGACGCCTTTGCGAGAAAGGCTATCAGCAAGGAGACTCACGACGAGGCCCAGCGAATCGCAGATACGCTTGGCTCTGAAATGTTGGAAAACATCCAGCTCCGGCAGATCGGAGGCAAGGGAAAGCGTGCGACCGTCGAGGGTGAGGCATTTGAAGCTCCGATCATCGACAAGGATGGCAAAGCCACTGAGAACTTCACGAATGCAGTCCTTATTTACGCCAAGGCAATCGAACGTGGTAACTTCACGACTACGCTTACGCATGAAATTGCACACCCTCTCTTTGACAGCTTGCGTCCTGAGGTTCGCAAAAAGATTCTTCGTGACCTCGTAAGAGAGCGTGAGAAGTCGAGAAAGTCGGACCGTGTTTTTGACGAAGTCCTCAAGTTCTTTGACGCAAAGAACGACGCAGACTGGCTTAATGTCGCAGAAAGGAAATTCAGCGTAGTGGATCAGCGTGCTCTCGTTGAGCACCTCCGGAAGAGCGGCCTAAAAGATTCTGAAATCCAAGACGGGTTCGACCGTCTTTTTGTAACGAACCAAAAAGATGGATCTATCAGGCTTAGGAATGAGCTCGCAGGTGAAGACGGCAAAATTTCACGCCGACTCTGGAGCGCACGTGAGTTCCTCTCGGTTGAGTTTGCACGCTTGATCAAAAATCGTGGCAAGTACGACAGCCAGTGGGGCATCACGGACAAGAGTCTTACCAACTTCCTCACTGTGGTCCTTCAGACCATGAAGAGGGCCCTGCTCAGGGACACCAGGTTTAGCTCTGCTACCGACGACATCCTTGATCATATCGCAAGCGGAAGCCTAAAGGAAATTATGCCCGTTGAAAACAAGGGCGTAATCCCCGAGCGTGCATCTGACCCTGCAAGACAGGCCAAGGTTGATGCCGATGTCGGCTCTAAGCCTATCGACCCAGAGTCGGTAACCAAGAAGATCGGCGATATCCTTTCTTCCGACGAGTTCAAGGCCAAGGCCGAGAAGCAACTCCAGGAGCGACGCCTAAAGGAGCTCACCGAGGAGCCGAAGTCCGGTCCGTTCACACCAAAGGACGAAGAAGAAACCCCTGGAAGGATTGCCGCACTCTTTGGCTCCGAGGGCTGGCTCCGTGAGCAGACAAAAAGTGGCATGCCAACAGAGGCCGCAGAAGGGCTTAACTACGATGCCGCAGACAGGGATCTTGCCAGGAGAAATCTTAGCGAAGGCGACGCAGAACCCTCCCTTCCAGAAACCTCCAAGGAGGCCCTTAAGAAGCTTGGCATCAAGAACACCGTCATCGGCAACGTGGTCCGCCACTCGAAGATCGGATCTATTCGCTCCGAGTTCGACAAGGCCAGCACGGCCGGCGAGGTCGCACACATTTTCCGCAACACGTCACAGGCCACCCAGGAGAGCATCCAGGTCCTAGTGACGGACAAGGACGGCAATCCGCTTGAGATCTACCGCCACACGCTGAGCGAGCCGGGCTCCTCGACGTTGTTGCCTTCGGTCATGATTTCCCAGGCCCTGTCGGTCAAGGGAGCCAAGAAGGTGTGGGTATCCCATAACCACCCGTCAATGACGCCTCAGTTCTCTGGATCTGACCTTGGCACCGAGATGAACATCAAGACGATGTTCAAGGGCACCGGCCTTACCCTGGAAGGCTTCCTGGCTATTGCCGGCGATAAGTACGCATTTATCGGCAAGGAAAGCAAAGGACGTGACCTTGATCGCCAGGACATCCCTGGTAGCCGATTCCCTGCCACCGGCCGGGAGATCCCAATCATCGAGCGCCGATTCACCCTGCCACGTGGTGAAGACACCGACGTCGTATCAACGACAAAGGGCGACACTGACGTCAACCAGCGTATGCTTGTCCAGGAGCTCCTCGGCGGTAAGCCTGGCGTGATCTTCCTGGATCGAAACGACCGTGCCGTTGGGCACCAGGAGGTCACCGCTGAGCAGATGGCCAAGCTTGGAACCGCCGGGGCTCGCAATCTCCTTGCTGGGTTCTCTCGATCTGGAGGCACCTCTATCGTGGTCCACGTTGGCGGCGATACTGTCGCCGACGCCCTTCAGATCCAGGCCGGCGAAAACGTCGCCAACCTGGGCGCCTCTGTCCGTGGAAACGGAAAGGGCTTCATCAAGAACATCATCGGAACCAACCCCCTTGTCCGCACGCTCGACTCCAAGGGGAGTCGTGTGGCTGGGTTCAAGTCCGAAGGTGACGCCACCGCATTTGACCGTGGAGAGCCCGAAACCCGTGTCGGCGTAGGGGCTATTAAGCCTCTCCACGCCGCCCCTAAGAGCAACTTCCCCATCATGGCGGACAAGCTCAAGGACTTTGGCTTTGAGTCGGGATATCTGAATCAGTTCTCTGAGCACGCCATCGTTGGCCAGCTCAAGACTGGTGTCACCCAGGTCCGCACGGCCGGTGACGTTGCCGCCCTTATCCACGACTACTCCAGCACCCTGGCCCAGGGCCAGACGATGATCCTGATCATCGGTGCCGACGGTAAGCCGATCCAGGTAGGTCTTCACATGGTGGATTCCAGCATGAACGTAGAGGACAAGGTCGTCATCAAGCCCATGTGGGGCGTCCTGGCTGGCCAGGCGGTGTCAACCCCTGGGGCAAAGGAGGCCTGGATGGTCCGCATCAATAATGACGTCATTCCCGGCGAGGTAGACGCATCCGTCCAGAATGAGATCGCCCTTAAAAACCTTCTAGAAGGGTCTGGCATCAACTACCGTGGCCTGGTCGCTGTCGCCGGCCGTCAGTACCGCTCGATCGAGTACACGCCTGGCGTCCAGAATAAGAACGGCGGACACAATCAGTTCGATAGCACCAACGTGGATTGGATGCCGATCGATGTCCGCCCTGCTACTGGCACCATCCCCCTTACCGAGCGACGCTACTCGACCCGTAGCCAGATCCCTTACGATACAGGCGTAACGGCGCCAGACCGTCCCATCGGAGCTGAAGATGCCGGCTGGAACCGTAGCGAAAATGCGTCGGCAAAGCGTCTTCGTGAGCACCTGGGTGGAGATCCTGGCGTGGTCTTCAAGACCAGCTCGGGCAAGATCGTCGGCACTGTCCACCTTACCCTGGACGAGATGGCCAACATCCGTAACTCGCCCGCACAAAAGACCCTCCTGGCCATGATGGACCGGGCCGGCGTCAACTGGGGCATGGTCAGCGTTGGTGACGCCCCTAATGACCCTGCGGCCGCACGTGCTACATCCAATATCAATGCCTTCCTGAAGCAGATGGGCCTTAAGGTTACCGACACCTTCCACAACAACCTGGGTGTCGTCCCTGGTGATCCTGTCGGAACGTCCGAGTACCGCTGGCAGTCGGAAGGGGATGCGGAAGCTCCGGCCTGGAGGCAGTCCGAACCGAAGGATGCCGGAAGATATGACGAGCGTGCCCGTCCGACTCCTTACGCTAATTTTACGAATGCAATGGTAGAAAAGCTCGGCCTAAAGGTTGGGAAAATTGAAATGACCAAGGGTGATGTAAGGACGGTCAGGGATAAAAACGGAAATGAGGAAATCGTTGGTGCCGGAACCGGCAAAATCTTCGCCAAACATATGGTAGATTTTGAAAATCATTTCGGCTCCGGATTTGAAAAGAGTCTCTTCCCTGATCAAAACCTCACCAAGGAGCAAGCAGTCGAGCTAATCGTTCAGTCCGCACTTCAAAACGCCAACATTGAAGGATTTTCCAGGATTGGCGTTGCGAGCAAAGAGAAGGGGTATCGTGAAACACAGGAAAGCAGATTAACCGTTCTTGGTAACTTTAAGGGTGTTCATATGGAGATTGTTTTTGATACGGAATCTGGCGTAAAAGGAAGGCCTGACGATGCGAATGTGCTAATGACGGCATATCCGATCGGAAGACAAAGGGTTGATTTTATCAAGCGTTCGGAACGATACGTCTCTAACGGAAAGACCGACATGCGGCAAGCGAGGCTCAGTGAGCTACGCAAGAGCCAGGCGTCCTCCGGAATGGAGATGCCGGAAATTGTGAAAAGCGCAGAAGGTCAGGACGTGGCCGCACCGAGGGTCAACATGATTGCCAAGGAGAACGGTAAAGTCGTAGGCGAGCGCCGTCGTGGCATGAAAGGTCCGACGGCCTTCTCCGAAGGCGACGCCCAGGAGTATAACGGCCGTGCGGAAGAAGCCTTCAAGCGTGATCAGATCGTAGGCCCTGAGGCCATCAAGGGAGACTTCCTGGCCTGGGCCAAGAGCATGAAGGAGCTCGCCAACGAGCACCTGTTCCAGGCCCCCTACCCCCAGAAGTACAAGGACGGATCTGATCGTGAGCGTGACCAGCAACGCCTCCAGTCCCACCGTGTCATCGACCAGCTGATCGCCAAGCTTGAGCGCCAGAAGGGCTTCAACCCGATGACCCTCAAGCCTGGATTCCTGGACGCAGTCCGCAAGGTCTCTACCGAAGCCATGATGATCTCCTTTAAGGAGCTCGCACGTGAGGCCGTGAATGTCCATGACGCCACGGGTCTCGACCCTGAGGCCGGCGGATTCATTCCTCCCAGCGAGAACCTTGACGGCCCCAACGTCGAGAGGGACAAGGCTCACAAGGGCAACCTCGACTGGCACTGGAAGAAGGTGCAGGGGTACCACAGTCAGTTCATCAAGCACGTCCGCCTCTCGATGGACTCTGGCATGATCGCCCAGCGTACCGGCCTGGAAGTCATCGACATGGCAAACGAGATCCGTAGCCGCACGTTCAACCGTGCCGACGGATACGGCGACATGCGTGGCTGGGGTCGTATGTCCGAAGGGGATGCTGAAAACATGCGTATCCCAGGCGGTGCACGTGATGAAGCCATGAAACGTCGTCCGGCCCGCATGAACAAGACCTACCTTGGCATCGGCCACGGCGGTGATCATGGCGTGCAATACTCAGCCGACGGACCACGCCCACCCTTTAACCCAGAGAAGGTGTTCCTGTACCACTATGAATCTGAGACCGGCAAGCTAACCGCCAGGAATATTGCCGAGATGGCTGACTCAGAGGGGATTGAGCGTGAAGACGTTAAGGCTGATTCCTTTGTGCACGGCGACCAGGGTGAGCTCGGCATTGACACCGGCGTTGGAATCAAGCGTGGCGGATCTGGCGTCAACGGACGCATTGAGATCGACGACGACAGGGGAATCATCTTCGTTTCCGCCGGCTCAAGCCGTGGGGAACTCAACAACTTCCGCAAGGGAGATGCCGGCCAAATGCGTGCTGAAGCCCTCTCGCAGGTCCGCAAATACGTCGAGGCCATGCAGAAAAAAGGCCAGCTACCCAAGGGCTACAAGATCGAAGGCTACGGGTTCGACCAGAACCGCAGTGTATGGGAGACCCAGGAGCGATTCTCCGAAGGCGATGCCCAGGATAACCGATCTTTCCGTGAGCCCAACCACAAGGATGAGACCCTGACCAAAAACGGTTTCATCACTAACTATGCCGACGGCAAGTTCATCCGTGGTGCTCAACGTGATCAGACGGTCCTTGAGCTACGCCGGGAGTACGGAACCAGGTCCAAGGTTTTTGATCCGTCGGTCCTAAAGGACGGAACGTATCGCCTAGACATCACCGATAAGGCGACCGGCCGTGAATACGGGCACATCACATTTAGCATGGAGTCTGAGACCAGCGCTTATGTTGTCTCTACGCTTGTACGTGGGGTCCATGAAAACAAGGGCGTCGCCAAGGTTATGTACGCAGAGCTCGGCGAACGCCTACGTCGTGCTGGCGTCACCGAATTGACCGGGATGGTTGTTGATGAGTACGTCGATCCAAAGACCGGTAAGGTTATCCATCGCCCGATCAACGCCCGTGAGGCCGTGTTCGGGCTTGGGTCCACAGAGGTCAACCACCGCTACGAAAAAAACATGCACGACGACGATGTATGGATGCACGCCGACGTCAGCACTAAGATCAACCCAGCCCGCCGCTTGTCAGAAGGCGACGGACAGCGTGAAGACCCGGCCATGCCGCCCGACACTAACCCCCGCACTAAGGGCAACGAGCTGGCAAACCACACGAATGCACAGCTAGCCAAGCGTGGGTTTATCTCCAATTACGCCGAGTCAAAGCTCAAGAGCCTTGCTGGCATGAAGGTTGTTATCGGCCTCCAGCTCGAAGGAGCCAAGCCGCCTGTACCCATTACGGATGCAGGAATTGACTACAACAGAACCAATAACACCTTCCAGGGTAAGATAGAATTTACCGGCGAAAACGGCCTTGTCGAGGTTGCCCAGTTCACGTACGTCGTCGAAAATTTTTGGGACAAGGGTGCCCGCAAGGGCTTGCCTGGCGAGACCGGCGCTAAGCTCGACTGGATTAAGATCAAGCCCCAGTGGCGTGGCCGTGATCTATCTAATGTCATTGTCGCTGAAATCGTTGAGCGGCTTAGACGAGTCCGCCAGGACCAGGTAGACCTATTTGTCGTAGACCCAGAGGGTCGCCCGATTGCCTCAATCAACCGTATCCTGGGTAAAGAGAACGTTGAAACCTCCTTCAACGGAATTGAAGAGACTGACGGACGTGATCAGTTCCGCATTCCCGACCCAAGGTCTGGCACTGGCTTCGTCAGGAAGACCTGGGATGTTACCGGCGAGATCGACCCCAAGAAGCTTTACTCTGAGGGCGACGACGGAGAGAACATGCGTATCCCAGGCGGAGCCAGGGATGAATTCCAGCGCAAGACGGCCGGCGTCAAGCGTCAGAAGCCTATCAAGTTCTGGATCGAAGTCGGCCATGCCGACCGTCGGGACGCCGAAGGCGAGCAGAATACCTACCTCTGGTACGCCACTAAAGATGGAGAAATCGAGGTAGTTAGTGCCGATGAGCTTCGTGGCCTGACTCAGATCGAGCCGGACGACATCCCCACGCACCACGACTGGGAGTCCCATATCGAATACGGAAACATCGAAGGCATGTACGGCAAACAGCCGATCACATCTCTCCCGCACGGCCGCATCGACGACCGTGGCGACGTAACCAGGGTGTCCTACATGGACCACAAGAACGCCGGCCGGACGGACTACGAGTTCCTTCGTGACGAGATCAAGAAGAAGATCGCAGGGTTCATGCTCAAACAGGCAGACGAAATGCCTGGGTATGACTTTACTAATCCGACAAAGCCCCCTGAGCGTTTCTCTGAAGGGGACGCTGATCAGAACTATGAAGGGCTGGCCTTCTCTGAGAACGACGTCCGTAAGTACATCTACGGAACGCCGGAAGAAAGAAGGGGGATCTTTGGCTCGCTTCCCGATAAGAAAAACAGGGATGAGTTCAACATCATGTCCGAGTACGTTCGCAACAAGGACTTCGAGGACCGTCCTAGAATTCGTGAGCTCCGGGCAAAACAGGAGGCTCGGAGGAAGGAAATCATCGAGAAGCACAGGGCCCAGGGCCACCCGTATCCTGAGCTGGCGGCGGACCAGGAAATGAATCCTCCGCCAACCGGCCCTGACCCGGAAGCCGAGCTTGATCAGATGCGTCAATCCCGTCGCTCCGACAGGGGTAACATGAACTCCGAAGGTGACGCCGAGAACATGCGTATTCCTGGTGGCGCCCGTGACGAAGCCCTCAAGAAGCGTGAAGCCGCACTTCGCCAGAAGCGTTTCCGCAAGGAGGACTTCGACCTGCTGTACACCGACATCGGTCACGGCGACGAATTCGGCGTCTCTGATAAGATGGAAATCGTCGAGGCATCCACACAACAGTTCCTGTGGTCTTACGACCGCTACGGACAGTTCCACATGCAGAGCCTTCGTGATGCCGTGGATTCCTACAACGAACAGCGGATGCTTAAGTATAAGAAGCTCCTGTCCGAGGGGGCTAAGGAAGAGGATATCTCTGACCTAAATGAACCTACGGCGGAAGCCGAGTTTACGCACAACGAATGGGCAAAGAGCCTTGGCCTCAAGAGCGCCCTTGAGCTCGACTACAAGACTGGCAACGGACGTTTGGACATTACGGTTGATGGCAAAGTCCGCATGAGCTGGGTCGCAAAGATCAAGGAAGTAAATGAGCGCCAGATGATGGCCGAACAGATCAAGGAAGAGGCGGCATCGTGGCTCAATAGCAACAAGGGTAGCATCAAGGTCCAACTTACTAACAAGGTGAAGATGCCCTTCCGTGGCACCGAAGCTGATAAAATCGTAGGCTGGAATTGGGGCTACGGATCCGAAGAAGCTACCGGCCGTCCTCGTCGCTTCTCTGAAGGCGACGCCGAGAATGGACGCTGGGACAACCAGGAGCGTGCCAAGGGCAAGATCCCGAACGCCAAGATCAGCAACGGCGAAACCGACCTGGGCTTCATCCTGGACCCAGGTGAAGAGCTCGACTCCAAAGGCCTACGCATCCGCAAGAACACTACCGGCAAAATGTTCTGGGGCTCTATCGGCCATGACCCTGAGTTCTTCATGATGGATAAGGCCGTCATCGACGCCCTTGGTAAGAACCTGCCTGATAACTTTGATGCCTCCGTTGGGCTCTTCGCTTTTGATAGCTCAACTGGTCGTGTAAAGACTACGCAAGAACGCTTGTTTTCATCTCACCTGGAATGGCTAGACCCGAATCAAGCGGTCTTTGGAGACAGTAACTATGGGCGTATCCCGGAAAACTACAGCATGATGGGCCGATTCGAGCCCGCCATCATTGGAACCGACGGTGTTGTTATTCGTCGTGGCAGGATCTCCCTGGCCCGAAATGTTGCCGGCGGAAACTGGGTGTTTGATACGGCTGACTTCAGCCGCTCTGACATCCCGGCTGGCGCCATGGCGAAGATCCGTGAAGCTATCGCAGAGGAATCCAACGCCATCCTGGATGGGAAAAACCGAGCCAAGTTCGAGCCCGCCCAGGATACTGCTGGTGACCACTACGACGTCTTCGGATTCGGCATGGCCAAGGAAAAGGAAGCCATGGGCTTCTCCCAGAAGGACACCGGCCCAATCAAGCTCAACGAGGACGCCAAGACCTACCGTGACCTGGCTGACCGCCCGATCGGCGAAGGCAAGGACGGCCAGGCTCGCCTCATGAAGATTGGACGCCAGCTTTCCGAAGGTGACGCAGTCGAAGAAAAACCGTTCCGCATCCCGAAGACCGCCGGCAACCGCACCAACATGCAGTTGGCCAAGGACATCGCTACGGCTCGCTTCTTCACTGGCATCAGCACCAAGGCCCACGACAACGCCGCAGAATTCCCGCTCAGCAAGACCATGAAGGAGATCGCCAACCTTATCCACGCCAGAGCTGGTGCGGAAGCTGGCGTCACTGGCCTGGATCTCCCGACGGCTATCATGAAGGAACGCACGAAGCAGATGAACCGCTTCTTTGAGATCATGGACCCGCTTCGCTCGGAGTTCGCCGCAATGGATCGTGACGGCCGTGAACAGGCCTACCAGGAACTGGCTGACATGGTCACTGGACTACGCTCCATTGATAGCTCTACCTCAGCTGGCCGTGCCGCCGAAGGCATCAAGGCCATGCTCAAGGAGATGCACGACTACCGCACTGCCGCCGGCGAAAAGCTCGGCGAAGTAGAGGACTACTTCCCGGCCGTATATGATTCGATCAACATCTCCGAGAACGCCATGGCCTTCAAGGAAGACGCCAAACAGGCGTACATGATCGAGCTTAGGGACGCATTCCAGGGCGACGCCCTGGAAGCCGCCGCCGAAAAAGCCGCCCGTGAGCTTACCATGTCCCACATTCGTGGGGAAGGTGAAGGCACGTTCAACGATCTGTTCGAGTCTGACGCCCCAGCTATGGGGGAGAACTCTTCGATGAAGCGCAAGTTCGGCCCTGAGTCCCAGCGGATCATGTCGAAGTGGCAGATCAAGGACCCTTACCGAATCATCTCCAGGTACATCGCTGGTGCCACCAAGCGTGCCGAGCTGACCCGCCGCCTGGGCGACGAAGGCCAGCAGTGGCGCCGCATGGCTCAGGCTCTTGAGAAGGAAGGCGTTTCGTATGAGAAGATCGACGAGATGCGTGACCTCCTGAAGGCCTCCGTCGGCGTAGGCCTCCGCCAGAACACCAGGGGCGAGCAGACTTTTATCGACCTTATGGGCCTTTACACGGCCGGCTCTGTGATGGGCCGTTCGTTCCTGAATAACATGTTTGAGCCCGCATCCATGGGCATCCGCTCTGGCAATCTGTCCCTTGGCCTCCAGGCCTACGGTCAGACCTGGGCCCGCACGATCCGTAACGCCGCCCGTGTGCTGAGCGGTGAGCGTATCGACAAGACGTTCTGGGAGCAGTACGCAGAGCACGTCGGCACCATCAGTGCAGACGTCAACGATGCGTGGATGAACAGCCACTCCATCGAAGTCGATGGCGACCGTTCTGACCCACGGATCAACTGGCTTACCAGCAAGGTGTACCAGTCCAACCTTCTCCAGATCACCGAGAACGCCAAGCTCCAGGCGTCCCACGCTATTGGCTTTAAGTACTTGGTTGGCCTGGCCGAGATGCATCAAGGCAAGAGCTTCATGAACAAGTTTGACGTGACCGAGTCGGTCAGGTCCAACCTTCGTGAGCTTGGCATCCCTGACGCAGACCACACCCAGTTCGCCCAGTGGATGACCAGGCTTAACTCCCTGGATGACGCCGGCCGTATGCGTATGCTTACGAGCGGCGGCAAGATGTCCAAGATGTTTGAGACCGCTATCACCAAGTTCTCACTCCAGTCCTCGGTCCGTTCTAACCGTGCCCATAAGCCCGTCTTCCAGGACGGGCCGATCGGCAAGACGCTGTTCCAGCTCATGAGCTACTCGTACAGCTACGCCGCAGATGTCAACTCCCGCACGTACAGCTACGCAAGGAGCGCCCTTAAGTCAGCTCCGGCCGGCAAGTCCTACACTGTCGGAGACCGTATCCGCTTCATGGCTCCACTCATGATGGTGCCTCTTAGCATCATCGCATACCGTGCCCTGTTCGCTCTAAAGGACGAACTGTACCCAACCGAGTTCAGCGAGAAGCACAAGGACGATCCGGCCTGGACCAAGTGGCTTAACGCCACCTCCTACGCTGGTGCCTTTGGGCCTAAGGTTGAAATGGCTACTAAGTACGTCATGCGTGACCAGCCTCCTGGCGGTCCCCTGGGCCAGACCGTTGTCGGTGCCGCACGTGCCGCCAAGACGGCCGTTGTGAACGCCGTCGAAGGCAAGCCCCAGGATAACGCAATCCGCCAGGCCAAGAAAGCATCGGTATCTCCGATCAAGGCGGCGGCTGTCATTGGAGCTACGGCGGCACACCCTGCGGCCGGCACGATCGCATCTCAGGTTGCGAACAGCACTGCCTGGTCTAACGCAATGACCGAAGCCGACAAAACTGAGGCAAAAAAGAAGACCCCAGAGCGGAGATAATTGACTTAGGATGCACAAAACCAAAGGATCATACCATGTCCTACGTCATCACCGCCGCAGTCTTCACGCTCATCGGATTCATCGGAGGGTTGCTCGCCTTCCGAAAGAACCAGGCAAAGATCAACGATCTCGAAAAGAAGGCTGAAGACCTTCTGAAGTAAATGCGTGTTGCGACCATCATCCTTATGGTCGCATTGGCCGGTTGCTCAACGAGCGACCAGGCCCAGCCCCCATCCCCTAAGGTAGTATCCCTGGAGACCGTAGGCAAGAGCCTGGATCAGATCGATCTGGCAGTTGCCGCAAGTGTCCAGGTGGCACGTGAGATGAACAAGGCCGGCAAACCAGACAAGGTCGAAGGCGAGCTATCCGTCGCCGCCGCCAACCTTCCTAAGGCTGACCCTCCCTCTGTCGCCCTGGCACGCCAGCGGGCCGACAATGCTACCGCATCTGAATACGAGGACCAGCGGAAGAAGGCCCAGGCTAGGGTGTCTGAGCTAGAGAACGCCTGGATCGAGCTCGAAGACCAGGCCAGGGAAAAGGACGATCAGATCAGGGAGCTCAAGCTCCAGGTTGAATCTGGGAAGAAAGACATCTTTACCGTAACTGGCGCCGGCCTCGTTGTGATCGGAGGGCTGGCATGGGCATTTGCCGGCTGGAAAATGGGAGCTCCATTACTCTTGGCCGGTGCCTTCTGCGGAGCTATCCCGCATATCCTGGATAGCAGTGCGTTCATGTGGATCGCCGGCTTCACGCTCCTTGCGTGCTGTGGCATCTTCGTCTGGTGGCTCTTCGACAAAGCGAGGGACAACATCAATGAAACGCCCCAGAAAGAAATTCAAAATCGTTGAAAGCGATCTGAGGAAAGACAGAGATGACGGACAGCTATACCATGTCGGATCAAAAAAGTTCACCATCGTTATCGATAAGAACCATCGCTCAGAAAAAGAGAGACTTGATACGGTTGTGCATGAGTGCCTCCACGTTGGAGATCTTCGGGCCTCAGAACGGAAAGTCCGTCACATGGCCGCCATTATTACAGAAGCCCTCTGGCGACAAGGCTACCGACGATGAACAGGCAACAGCGTTACCGACTGAAGAATCCCAAGATTCCGATCATCGGCAACGCTCGTCAGCGGGCGAAGTTTTTCGGAGTGCCGTGCACGCTGAAGCCGGCGGACTTCGAGATCCCGGAGTTCTGCCCAGTACTGGGAATCAGGCTAACACATGGATCGAACAAGAGATCCACTCCCAGCTCTCCGAGCTTGGACAGATTGATCCCATCCAAGGGATACGTGAAGGGCAACGTCACGATCATCAGCAAGCTAGCCAACAGCATCAAGAGCTCGGCGACATCGGCGGAGCAGGTGCGCCAGGTGTACATGTGGCTTAAGAAGAAATTAAAAAACAAATGACTCCTCCAATCCAGCCACCAGAAGATCCCAGCGTCCTATTTAGCGACGGCGTAGTAGCGGCCTCGATCGGCTTGCTGGCCGGCATTGCCAGGGTCATGCTTAGCCATGAGAAGCATTCCTTTGGGTATGTGGCCAGGCGTACTGCCGTGGCTGGCATCGTAGGCTTCTTTTCTTCCATGCTTGTGGGCGAATATGTGACGTCCATCAGGCTTCAGTTCTGCTGTGTTGGTGCCATATCTTACGCCGCACCAGAGGTTTGTGACTTTGTTTTGAGCGCCGTTAGAAGCGGGGCCCTGGCCAAGAACTTTTTCAAAAGATCCTAACTTTTGTAGTGGACACGCCGGAAATGGCTGTCCATACATAGGCCATGGGCATCGACGCCAAGACCATTGTGAAACGCTTCGGCGGACGCATGGAGCTTTACCGTCGGCTCACGGCCATGGGTCATGACATCTCCGTCAAGACCATCGAGAAGTGGATGGAGCGAGACTCCATCCCGACTAAGCGACTGATCATCCTTATGAAGCTCGCCAAGAACGAAGGCCGTACCCTCAACCTACAAGATTTCATCCAAACCGACAATGAGCTACATGACAAACAAGACGACGGCCGAACTCCGAAAGATCTTCACTGATCTCGACGAAGTTATTGATGCCGCAAAACGGAGCCAGGAAGAAATTTCCCAGCTCCTTCTCCTCCGCCACTCCAAGCGTTTCCAGGACGAGCTCGCCTCGTCGGGCAAGCAGGACGGCGAGATGACCCGTGAAGTGGACGGCGAGAAGCTTACCTTTGCCGTCAAGGCCAAGGTCAAGTGGGACTCCAAGGTCCTCCAAGACATCGCCTCCAACCTCCCCCAGGACACCGTGTTCAAGGTCTTCAAGATCGAGTTCTCCGTGCCTGAGCGGATCTTCAAGGCGCTGACTGACGACGCCCTGATCACCCAGCTGACCACGGCCCGCACCGTCGAGTACGCCCAGCCCAAGATTGTCTTCGCCAAGTAACCAATCTCCCAAACCGACATGATCAAAATCATCAAAGCAGATGACCGCCTGAAAGCGGTCCCTAAGGTTAACGTGGTACTCTTCGGCCCTTCTGGGGTCGGCAAGACCACTCTCGCCCGCACCCTGGACCCGAAGAAGACCCTCTTCGTGGACCTTGAGGCCGGCACGCTCGCCATCCAGGACTGGCCTGGTGACGTGCTCGACGTCCGTGCCGCCTCGCTGGCGACCGGAGCTCACCCCTGGGAGATTGCACGAGCTCTCGCCCTGTACATCGGTGGCCCTGATCCGTCCGACGCCACCGGCCACTACTCTGCTGGCGTCTACGCCCAGGTGCAGGAGATGTTCGCCTCGATCGACCTTAAGAAGTACGACACGGTCTTCGTGGACTCGATCACCGTCGCCTCACGTGAGTGCTTCAAGTGGTCCCAGATCCAGCCTGAGGCCATGAGTGAGAAGACCGGCAAGCCTGACACCCGCTCCGCCTACGGCCTCCTGGGCCGTGAGATGATTCGCTGGGTCACGCACCTCCAGCACAGCCAGAAGTCCGTCATCATGGTCGGCATCCTCGACTCTGAGAAGGACGATCTGAACCGCATCACCTGGAGCCCTCAGCTCGAAGGCTCCAAGACCGGCCGTGAAATCCCTGGCATCTTCGACCAGGTCATGACGCTCCAGAGCTTCAAGACCGACGAAGGTGAGATGTACCGTGCCCTCGTCTGCCAGCAACAGAACCCCTGGAGCTACCCTGCGAAGGACCGCTCCGGCCGACTGGAGCTCCTGGAGGCCCCTGACCTGGGCGCCGTCCTCAAGAAGATCCGTGAAGGCAAACGTATCGACACGTCGATCACCACCACTCTGCCGAACAAGCAGTAACTAACACCCAAAAACAAGAACACATGTTCAACACCACCAGCGGTCAGCCTGACCCCAAACAAGGCAACACCCTCATCCCCAACGCCACCTTGGCGAAGGCGGTCCTGAAGGTTCAGAACGTCGGCAACTCCAAGCGGACCGGGGCCGAGTACGCAAAGCTCGACCTCGTCATCTGCGAGGGCGAATACACCAACCGTCACGTCTTCACCGTCGTCATGAACCCTCATGACAAGGATGGCGACAAGGCGGCAGGTGCCAAGATGGGCGAGAAGAACCTCTGCCACATGCTCGAAGCGGCCGGCCTCATGGATCACACTGATCCTGCCAGCACCGCACAGTTCGACGGAGCGTCCTTCCAGGATGTTCTCGGAGCTCTGGACGGCAAGGTCGTCGCCATCAAGATCCGTGTCGCTCCTGGCAAGGACGGCTACGAGGATAAGAACGAGGTCGCTAGCTACCTGTCGCCCATCCAGGCGTCTGGTTCCAAGCGTCTCTGGGATCAGGTCAACGCCGGCTCCGCTCCTGCGGCCGTCGTGCAGAAGCCGGCGTTCGTCGCCGCTCCTAAGCCTGTCGCTCCTGCTCCTAAGGCAACCACGGCTCCGGCCTGGCTCAAGCGTCCCAACGCCTAACTGATCAGAACCCCCGACGCCACCGGCGAGCTTGACTACGCATCTGTGCGTACGATGCTCACGGCGTCGGGGGTTCTTTATTTTTAAAGCTGGGGGCGTGGGGCACTGCTATCGTGGCGTCGGTTCCATTCCGGCTTGCCCTTCCGCCCCCTCCACTTTCCAACCGACATGCAACTACGACCACGCCAGGCTGACTTTGTAAAGAGGTGCCTCGCCGCCCTAGCCAAGGAGGGCAACACCCTTGGCATCGCCCCGACTGGAGCTGGCAAAACTGTCATGCTGTCAGCCGTCCTGGATGGCCT